TGTCATGTCTGGAGTGGTTCGCGCTCCTGGCTTTGACATTGATCCCGATCGTTATTACGAGAGCAAGTGGGTTGCACCAGCTGCGCAGTTCGTTGACCCGCAGAAAGAGGCAGAGGCTTACAAGTCTTTGGTTCGCAGCGGCATCATGACCCTCTCTCAAGTCATTGCTTTACACGGCGGTGATTTTGAGGAGACCATGCGTCAAAGGCAGCATGAACTCGCCACACTGGATGAACTTGGCATTGTCACTGACACTGATCCCAGCGAAGTGACTAAGGCAGGCCAAGCGCAGAATCCTCCAGCACCACCTACATCACATCCTGTCATGCACGAAGAGGGGGAAGCGATCGATGGCTAATGTCAACGGCACCGACATCAATCTGACCCCTACCGAGGGGATGAAGGCCGAAGCTGAGCGTTATCGCAAGTGGAAGTCTGAAGGTGAAGCTGGTGGCACTGAGGTTGCTGCACGTCGCGCCACCCAAATTTTGTCTGGTAATGAATTATCGCCAGATGTAGTTGTTGAAATGAGTGCTTGGTTTGCAAGGCACCTTGTAGATAAAAAAGGCCAAGGATTTAGTCCTGATGAAGATGGCTACCCAAGCAAAGGACGCGTAGCATGGGCAGCATGGGGCGGTGACGCTGGTCAATCATGGAGCAGCGAAAAATCTGTTTCAATCAAAAAAGCCCGAGAGCGATCCATGACCGATGAACAAAGAGCCGAACCAGGAGATCTTAAGGTTGGTGATTTCGTCAGCTGGAATTCTTCTGGCGGTCGTGCTCGTGGACGTATTGATCGTGTGGTTCGCGATGGCACGATAGATGTCCCAGATTCCAGTTTTACGATTACTGGCACTGAGGATGATCCTGCTGCGTTGATCACGCTGTATCGCGACGGTGAAGCAACTGATCGCAAGGTGGGTCATAAGTTCAGCACCCTCACCAAGATTGCGGCGATCCGCATGTTTGACGAGGCACAGCTGAAGCGGGCTCACTACACAGAGTTCAAAGAAGAAGACGAAGATCGCACCCTTGAGTTTCCCTTTGCTTCAGAAGAGCCAGTCAACCGTGTCTATGGCATGGAAGTTCTGAGCATGACTTCTGAGGCGATGGACATGAGCCGTCTTAATGACGGCGCACCACTGCTCTTCAATCACGACCCTGATCGAATCATTGGTGTTGTCCAGCGTGCGTACATCAAAGACAAAAGAGCGTACGCAAAGGTCAAGCTCGCTAACAACGAGCTTGGTCGCGAGATGCAAGACCTAATTAGGGACGGCATCGTTCGCAACGTTAGTTTTGGTTACAGAATTAACGACATGGAGGAGGATCGGTCGACCACACCTGTGACGTACCGAGCCACCTCTTTCCAGCCTTATGAGGTCAGCATGGTTTCAATCCCTGCAGACAACGTAGGCGCTGGAATTGGCCGTTCCCTCGCATCTAGTGAGGAGACGGTCGCGGTCTCAGCCGCACCAAGTAAACCTGAACCTTCCGTCATGGAAACTACCCCCAACGTGGAGGCTATCCGCGCTGAGGCCGTTGAGGCCAAGGCCAAGGAAGCCGCTGAAATGTTTGCCCTCGGCAAGCGTCATAACGCAGAGGATCTTGCCTCTGAATTCCTCATTAACTCTCGTTCAATCGACGAGCTGCGCACCGCCATTCTGGAGCGCAACAGCGTCGTCGAAAAGCCTGTTGCTCAGGCTAGCGATGAGATCGGCCTGACCCAGAAAGAGGCTCGCAGCTTCTCCTTCCTGCGTGCCATCAACTATCTGGCAAACCCTGGCGATCGCACCGCTCGTGAAGCTGCTGCTTTTGAGATTGAAGCCTCTGAAGCACAAGCCGCTAAGTTCGGTCGCTCCTCTCGTGGCATCACCATCCCCACGGATGTGCTGAAGCGGGATCTGAACGTTGGTACTGCTACCGCTGGTGGCAACCTCGTTGAAACTGAGCTGGATGCCGCCAACTTCATTGATCTGCTGCGGAATGCTTCTGCACTGGATCAAGCTGGCGCAACCGTGCTGACTGGCCTGTCTGGCAACGTCAATATCCCGAGGCAGTCAGGATCCGCCAGTGCATATTGGGTTGCGGAGTCAGGCTCACCCACCGAGTCCCAGCAGACCATCGATCAGGTCGCATTGACGCCCAAAACTTGTGGCGCATTTACCGACTTCAGCCGTCGCCTGATGATCCAGTCCTCCATCGACGTGGAGAACATGGTTCGCACCGACCTCGCTCGTGTGCTGGCTCTGGAGATCGACCGCGTCGGTCTGTATGGCTCTGGTTCTTCTAACCAGCCTCTGGGTCTGAAGGACACCACTGGTGTTCTGACCGAGGACTTCTCTGCCAACACCCCAACCTTCGCCGAGGTTGTGGCTCTGGAAAGCGATGTCGCTGGTGCTAACGCACTGCTGGGTTCACCTGTTTATCTGATGAACTCTGCAATGGCTGGCGGCCTGAAGACTGCTACCAAGGACTCTGGCTCTGGTCAGTTCGTCTTGCAGGGTGGTGAAGTCAACGGCTACCGCGCTGTGATCTCTAACCAAGTTGCAAGCAACGATCTTTGGTTCGGTAACTTCTCCGACCTGATCATTGCCTACTTCTCTGGTCTTGATCTGATGGTTGATCCTTACACTGGCAGCACCTCTGGCACCGTCCGAGTGGTTGCTCTGCAGGATGTTGACATCGCTGCTCGCCACGGCGCGAGCTTCTCACGCGGCAACAACAGCCTCTGATCATGAAGATCGAGATCCGTAAACAGGTAACGCTGTCGGGTCAAGTAGTCCGTATTGGGGAGGTCGTTGAGGCTTCCCCTGCGGATGCACAAATCCTTATCGGACAGGCTGCGGCCATTGTCTATGAGGAACCCGCACCCGAACCTGAGGCGGCACCCGTGCAGTGCCCTATGCCCAAGGCTGAGGCAAAACCTAAAGCAACTTCCCGCAGGAGAACCAAACCATGACTGTCCAAAATTTGGGCACTAAAACCACCCTCTTGTCTCTCTCGGCAAGTGATGTGGTTACCGCAAGTGCCAACCGCACTGGTGTTGACCTCGTTGATTACGAAGGCGACATCATGGCTGTGCTTGACGCCGAAGCTGGTGGATCTGGCATCACCTATGCCGTGAAGATCCAAGACTCTGCAGACAACAGCACCTTCGCTGATGTTTCTGGTCTGGCCTTTACCACCACCACTGCAAACACCGCACTGACCGAAACCCTTCGCATCAATAGCGATGAGGTTAAGCGTTACATCCGTGCCGTGATCACCGTTGCTGGTGGTACTGGCGCTGGCGCTCTGAGCGTTGTTGCTCTCGGTTCTAAGAAGTACGGCTGATCATGCCAATCAACGACACTGACGGTTTTCTCAACACTGACGAGTTCGGTCTCGACTGTTCTGTTGGTGCCACGACTTTTGTCGGTGTCCTTGATTCGCCTGTTGAAGTGATCGCAGGCGGCGTTGCTCTAAGTCGGGAGTATGAGCTTATTGCTGAGACTTCCAAGGTGAGCAGCGTCGCTCGCGGCACCACTGTGGTGGTGAACTCTGAGAATTACACCTGCAGAGAAAACAGAGTCATTGACGATGGCGTTTTTTCTGTCTTGTTGCTGAGTAAGAACTGATGGCTGACACACGCCGAGAACTAATTCTTGCTCGGGTCAAAACCAATCTTGACACCATTACGACTGCGACTGTTTACAGAAGTCGTGTTGAGCCACTGTCCCGTGGCGAGGCTCCAGCAATCATTGTCGAGCCTGTAAGTGATCAGCCTAATGACGGCATTGTCTACACCCAACTGCAGTGGCTTTTGCGGTTTCGTGTAATGGTCGTCGTGCGAGACAATTCACTGGATGATAAGGCTGACGAGTTCACCCAGTTGGTTCATAGCAAAATCATGAATGATCCAACTATGAATGGCACAGCATTAGATACACAGGCTGATCGGGTCGAATTTGAGTTGTACGAAGCTGACGTGCCTTTGACAGTTGTTAGCATGGATTATCTAGTCAAGTATCGGTCTGACCGTGTTGACCTGACATCAACTTAAGGCCATGGCTCGCCGCAAAAAACAAGCGCCACTTTCAGTTCCTAATCCAGGAGCTGGTGGTACTTATATTTTTGACGCAGAGACAGGGGAGCTTAAACTGATGCAAGAAACTGTGCCTTCATCTGGAGCCCTGACTCATGGCAAAGCTTTATCGCAAGAGGACGATCCTCGCGAAGATTGAGTCAAGTTACG